GAGTAACCAACACTTTGTCCTTCACAATGTTACGACTTGAAGCCGTACCGATTGTCTGCTCAGCGGTGCGCTCCCTTGACTCCTTAGAGCCGGGATTGCCCCAGAATCTGTAACGATCAAGCTGCACAGTCTGGCCTGGTTGCTTACTGAAGTCATGAACGACTACAGGTTCAGCAGCCATCTCTACAACATAGGCCGGGTGGGGCCTGTAGAGTTCAGCGCCGAGCAGCTTGGGAAAATCATTATCGACAAACATTGTCGATGATCTCCAAAAGCAACTACATTATTAGTTTAACCCTATAAAGTTAGAATAAACACAAACAAGTCGCATTCATAGCGTTAAACATTTTTCTGATTACTTGAGTTTACCGTCGGTGAATAATGACGAATAAGGCCACGCACTCCTTCGGGTGCAAAACCGTAGATAGCCGCATAGTTAGACACATAAGTACTTGCATGACCTCGATAGATATAACGAGTCACTGTGCTCATGTTTCCGGCAGGAGCCGTGGCTCTAATGGACTCCGTAAATGTCTGGCAGTACACAGGAGGGTTATAAACCCAGTCTGCTCTCGTCGAAGTCCCAGAACCAAGAGATGTGCTGAATGGGTTAGTTAAAATTCCCCCTTCAAATCTACCGTGGGTTACACCCCCACCGGTTAGTCCCAACGCTGGTGAACTGTCGCCAGGGGTGTTATAAGGATCGTAACCTTGATTAGAAGGAGCAAAACCTCCAAAATACGTGTATTTACCTGTAGTTCTTAAACCAGGTTGAGGGAAAGCCGCTGTAGAAACTTTTGCATTTGCGATTGTAACAACGGAGAGTCCTCTATATCCGTCATAACTACTAAGTAAACCACTGGGGGCAAAATCTACGTTTTGGTAATCCGTCCAAAACCCCTCCATAGCTGGAGGCACAGTTCTCCAAGCATCAGTTAGGTAAATACCTGAATTAGGAGGACCAGCAGTAACAAAACCAAAATCTCCCCCTGTATTATTAACTCCATAAAAAGCTACTGTGTTACCTAGTGGATCTACATAGCCACTTGAAACAACTAAATATTTTTCTACAAGGTTTAAATCGTCGGATGTGTGACTAGGCCCAGATTGCAGTCGATGAGGACCTCTGTCGTGTTTATAGTTGGAGAGAGGAGTGTAAACCACGAGGGGCAGTCAACTACTCTAAGTCTACTCCGCAGTTTCAGTACTTTTAGCTTCTTGAATTTTAGTATTTAAGTGAACCAAATCTAACGAAACCCTGACCATATCGTCAGCATAAGAAGCCCGAAGCTTTTCAAGACTATCTTCGAGTGTTGCAATCTGATTGTGAAGCTCTTGTATAGCTTCGTTGTCCAAGTTCGTCTGTTTTAGACGTGAACTGATGTTTCCCATGATTACTTACCTTTTTTAGCTAGTTGTTTTTGAGCTTTTTCCTTGGCAGATACTCTCTCTGGAAGATTCCCCTTGGTTTTACTTTCGTACTCTTTAACTGTACTCTTCGGAATCTCCCCACGCTCAGCCATTGCGTAAAATTTACGTCTTTGAGCTTCGCTAGTAAAAGGCATCGTGGAAATTAGCGTGGGCTACTAGATACTAAAAACCCCCCGTCTCCAGGGGGTCTTTTTGTAAACCTTAGATCAGGCTGCGTCTAAGAACAGGAGCTTCTGACGGAAAGCATCAGGGCTCATTTGGCTCAAATAACGCCAAGCTTGGTCAGGATTGCGATCCATAGCGGTCTTAAATCCTTCCCACTGCCCTTCAACGTTGTTACGAGGAGCTGAACTAGCGTTAGCAGGAACAGCAGGCATGTCGTAGCTAGGGCGATAAGCGCGGGAATCACCATACTCAGGCTCATCCACGGGATACACTTCGGTGAAGAAGCGATTTGTGTAATCAGCCAGTTGATCAGGATCAGTAAGAATATGCTCCATAGCGGCACCACGAACAGAAACCTGTTCTAAGCGCTCGTTTTGAGCAATCAGAGCATCTTCAAGAGTAACTGAGTACTGATTGAGAATGCCAGGAGCTTCAATACCGAAGTGATTAACTACTTGAGCGGTTACGTCGCTTAGTTCCACCTCTGGGGAGCTGACCGTAGAAGTCGGAGAGGAAGTTTGGGTCGTAAATCCGTTGTTGTAGGAGGTCGGCGCTGCCTGGGGTGCCTGATAAGCCCAGGGTTGGGCCTGTAAAGGCTGACTGTACTGTTGAGTATCCTGTGCCGTTTGGTACTGCGGATACTGTGGTGCCTGGCTGGGGGACGGAGACATCCGTGATACCACCCGCTCCAGGCTGCCCATCGCGGCTTCCCAAGGGTTGCTCGGGGAGGACGCTGACGGAAACTGGTTGTACTGGTTGCTGGTAGAAGGGGCCGTACCCTGTGTTGCCGGCGACTGCTGTTGGTGCGTAGGCGCCGAATACCCCTGGGGGGTACTGGTTTGGGCTACCCATTGGGGGTAGGCCGTAGAGCCCTGGTCCGCTGTTGGCGCCGCCGAAGGGGCCGCTACCGCCGGGGAGACCGGGCTCGGGATCGAAGCTTGGATCTGCTGGCTCATAGCTGCCCGAGTAGGTTAGTTCTTGTGCGAGGTGGTCAAACGTCCTGTACAACAGGGGCGTTAGATTCAAACGAGGATCAGCACCCAAAGGCTGATTAGGCGCAAGTGGATGTGGCGTTTGCAACATCTGTGATAATAATACTAAAAATTGTTGAAACGCGCTTTGAGTTTGTTGAATCATTCTGAAAGGAAATCCTTTCAACATTTCTGAACGCTCAGAATCCGTCTTATCGGGGAACAAATATTTCAACGCTTCGACGCTATCCACGCCGAGTTCTTGTAAGTTTCGTACAACAATTGACTTCTGATTTAAGTCGTACGCTGTGTCTTCATAGACATCACCTTGGAAACGATAGGTAACTTCTCGATCTCCATCCGCAGGCAGGCCGTAAACTCCAGGCGGAACAGTGTTGGTTTCTAAAGCCGTCTTAATCGCAATCTCAACTTTTAATTTAAATTTCTTAACATCTACATCATATTTCTCAATCGATTCAGGCGTGGGCTTCTCCGGTGTTTTTGGAGTTTTCATTCCTGTAACAGCTACAAAGCTCTCACGGAAAATCTGCTCTTGATGATAAATAATCATTTCAAGCAACTTACAGAATCCGTAAGTTAAGAAACTTTTATTTTTACGAAGAGCCGTGGCTTGCGCTCGACCCATCAATCCTTTAATTTCTGTCGCGGTAGCGCCAGCAGAAACAGAAATTTCATCCACGCCGCCAAGAGCTGTTCTAATTTCCTCGCGTAAAAGCAGCGCATACCTATTCATGTCCCCATTAACAGGGTCGGGGGTCATGTACCCCATACGATCTGAGGGCTCTACGTTTGCAATAATTCGAGGAACTCGCAAACCTCCCATCAAAGAGCTGCCGCCAAAAGGTTCGCTAACTCGGGTAGAGGGAGTATCCCTACCAGCAAAACCACTCTGACTACTAATAGTGGGACGGAACGTACGTTCAGCGTCGGAAGCTTCGATAAGGTCGCTACGTGGACGAGAGCTAATTAAGGTTGGGTTACCAAAGAATTCAATATTTTTTGCAATATTCTGAATAAGAGAATCGTGTAAAACGATTTGTTCCGAGAATGGACCGAATTCTCCTTCTCCTTCTGTGCCGCTAGAGTTCGGTTTGTTTAAAACTTCGACAGCAGGAATAAACCCAAGCGTATTTTCTCTACTATTACTTGGCGTTAAAAGACCGGCTGGGTCTAGATCAAAGCTAAGCTCAGTATCCGTTTCTACTTCAGAAATTAGTTTGTCAGTAATGGATATGCGGACATACCTTTTATTTAATCCGGGTACATCTCCGGGCAGCCCTAAGGTAGAATTCCTTACTTTATAACTATAAATAATTATAACTTCTTGAATACTTCCATTTACGTCGTGATAAACGCGATATTGATGTTTGTCAAAAAAGTAAATTTGATACTTTAACTTAGGGTCGGGTCGAAAATAAAATAGGCCACAACCGTCTATTAAAAAATTCCGAATAATCGCCGGAAAGCGAATGTCTAATTTATTTAAAGCTATTAGATCTTGTAGAAATTTGCCTCGACTGTTGTACGTGTCTTGTTCGCAATAAAAAAACAATCCTTTTTTTATCATCAACAGCACCATCTGCTGTAGATGACCGAGCACGACCAAAGTAGCCGACTGCTTCGATTGATCCTGGCTTCGGGCAGCCTCTAGGATTTCACTATATCTGCTTCTAATGCTGATTGGATCGGCCATTGTTTCTCAAAGACGGGAGGCAAACGACACACAGCGAACTATGTGCCGTTATATACGAGGTTAATTAAAGCATCAAGCGCCAGTTTTTTTCTGCTTTGCCTTTTTAGCTTTAGCTAAAGCGGCTTGACGAGCTTGTTTTTTTTCTTCGGCAGTCATTTCCTTAGGGTCTTTTTTATCTTTTTTTTGGAAGCGAGCCAAGAGCTCAGGAGGCATTTTGTCAGCCATGGGAAGGAAGCAAGAAACTGCGTACTCTTTCTAGTTTAAAGAGTTCTTGAGGTAACAGCTCATGTGGATAGGAAATAAGTATATGATCTTTGCGGCCCAAAGGGTCGACCCCGCCAGGTTCTGGCTTATACGTGTCTAAATAATCCAGCATTTCTTGACTATAAGCGGGAGCGTGAGCATTAGGTATGTCATCATAACAATGTGAAAAAGAGGTAAGTTTTTTCTTTAACCTCTCGGCATCCCCCATCCAAGAAAAGTGCCAACCGCAATCGCAGTCGCCTACTACTAGACCGTTGTCTTTATTCCGTATACGAGAAAGCGTATCTTCAAGGTGGTTAAATAAAACCACGGTGCCGCAAGTCCAGTTTGTAGGAGGTTTACTTGTGTCTTGTTCGGGATCAACTACACGGAGATCTGCTCTTCCGTAAAGCATGGGCATTGACAATCGAACACAACGCTCTGGGTTTTCGTTGGCAATCTCAACAGCTTCTAACAGTCGAGAGGGTTTGGGTATCTCGTCAATATCACTAAAGAAAAATACCGAATCCGGTGGGGTCATACGCATACCCACCGCTAAAGCGTCTCTTTGAGCGTACTCTCGTATCCAAGGATTGGGATGGGCCTCCGCATCTGGGAGCTCTACATGTAAAACTTGAATTTTTTCTTCAGGTAAACCAAGTTCTCGAATATTTTCCAGACATGTAAAAGGTTTAGGGTCCCCTTTAAAGGTTAAGTTTCCTTCTGTAATAATAAAACCATCAACGACATCCTTGAGCATCTCCACACGGAGCTCAAGCAGTTCCTTCTCGTTGAAATAAGTAAAGCAGTCAAACAGCATGAGAGGGTCTGAGACTGCCATCATAGTAGCAGTTAATAATCGACTGGCTGCCCACCTGAAGATCTAAATTGAACTTTCATATCTTCAGTTTCTTGCCGGCGCTTTTCCCTAGCGCGATCTAGGATTTCTTGTTTCTGCTCCTCTAAGAGTTCTTTTTGAAGCTGGTCGCGGAGGTCCATGGTTACGTGGAAGACTTACGTTTAATATACTCAGAAGCTTTACGCCTTGCTTCTTTAGCTCGCTCTGTATTCGGGACTTGAGTATTTACAGGGCGGTCTCCTGCCGTGGCCTGTTTTTTCTTCTCGTCCGTAGCTCGACGTTCTTCTGGGCTTAGAGCTGCCCACGCAGAACGAGGGAGATACCGCTCAGTTCTTCCTTTTTCTCGTGCTAAATCCGTCATTTTTTGCTTTTTTCGTATTCTTCTTTAGTCTGCCAGTCCTCTTTACCCCAGCGAGTTAACCGATTTGAAGAAGATTTTGAACCTTCGTAACGCCCGCCCGATTCTTTGTAGTACTTTGTAGCTAACTGCATAGCTCTGGCGCTATGCCCTCCGAGTTTTTTACGAGCTTTTGCTTTCGCAGCAGCCCATTTGGCGGGATCCTTTTTTTTAGCAATTTCAGCCATTAGAACAAAACGATAACGTTTGGTACGTTGCTAATCCCGCTTATAGATGTAACTGAAATTGGCAGCAGAGTGCTGTCAGAAAAACCACTAAACGTTACAGGTGTTCCCTGCCCATCCGACATTATAACGACCAACCTAGTTCCGGTAGTACCTCCGGTATTTACATAAACACCGCGAGAAGTCGTAAAATTAGCGTGTTGTCCTGCATTAAGAGTCAGCCCACTTGTGTAAGGCAAACTTGCAGACTGTCCGTAGATAGAGCCGTAAGCGCGAACGTCCATTAATCTTCAAGCGTTTCTATAAGTTTAGCCAGATAAACCGAAGCTTTCTTCAAATCTTCCACGCCGTTTTTTTCCTCCCATCTCCACAAATACTTAAAAACACAGTTTTCTAAATAACCCTGAAACTTCACTAACCCTGTGGAAGCTAGCTGCGCATCAAAGCACTCCATGCCCTGTCTCTTATAATATGTAGGCGACGTGTTATCCATTAGCGGGATTAAACCAGTAGATAGTAGCACCTAACGACGTTACATATTTTTTTAATAAGTAGGCTTGTTTTCTTGGTAATACTTCACATTTATGCCTCCCATCAAGAAAGTAACAAATCGATACAAAAGTGGCTCCGCCTTCTCTTGAAATCACGGAAGCGACAGCATTTTATCACAGGTTATCAAAGGTATTTTTCTTTGCACAAACTCAAAAGAATATTTGTTGTCATCGTGACATAATAGAGCACAACCATGCGGAGTGTACTCCCCGCCCTGTTTATGCACAGGAACACATCTACGATGCTCGTAACCGACAGGGACATTCTCAAAACAAAGTCCCATAGAACTACGATCTGCTATAGGCCAATTTTGTTTTAAAACTTTAAGATAACTTTTTTCAGGATCATAACTATCTGATTTAATATATGCCCTACCCTCAATTTCGTCTAAAATCATTGCTCCATAATAGGGGTTTGGAAACTGAACAAAAAAGTCAATTTCAAAATCCATAACCAATAGCGTGGGCACCTTAAAGCCTATGGAACTCCACACGTTAGGTGTTTCTTTAGTTAACGAATGAACTTTATGATTGTCAAAAGGAATCTTCTGCCCCAAGTAATTTTCATATCGAACAAAACCAGGTTCAAAACCACGCTGGGCTAACACCGGTTTCCATTTAATAAAATAGTTAAAGTTTTCTAAAGTTAGTAACATGTCATTTTCTTGATAAATATAGTAATCCGCTTTGTGATTTAATATGGCCAGGGCAAGGTCTAACTTGTGCGCCCAGGTAAGATACCAATTCTCGTACGCAGGCTCAGCTACTTTTACAGTCACCTGTATCTTTTTAAATATTTCAAGAACTTTTTCTAAAGTCTCAACTTGATCCTGAGCATCATAATTAATGTATATATTTACAGACACCTCGTGAGGGTATTTTTCGTATTCAGCTAAAACATTAACCAACGGGTTTAGCCGCTCTAAAGGGTTATGGGCGGTGATCGCAACCCACAATTTTTTAGACATTTCAACAAAAGGTGAAAATTAGAATTCGACTGAAAACTGTCCTCGACGCTGTAAATACGTGATCAGCCACGTATACGCATCAAGGAGATCGTCGTGAGCCGTCGCTCCTACGTTAATGAGTTGTTCGAATAAAGCATCAAATTTACGATACTTATTAAAAATCACTTTTTTATTTTCAAGTAATCCTAAAGTACCACGGAACCTGGCAATTTTGTCCCCTCTAAATCCGTTAATTTCATGAATATGTATATTGCTCAATCCGCGTTCATTAAGCAACACCCTTCTAAGGTCGGCAGCCAAACTCGCTTGATACGCAACTGCTTCAACTACCAAGGTAATCGTAGAATATGTCGGAAAATACACTTCATTCTCCAAAGTTAAAATTCCCCATTCAAGTAACAAATCACAGAGCAAATCTATCTTCTCTAAGTTTCCGATTGAACGACATTGATGACTGTCGATAATGTAATATTTATCTTTTAGTCTTCCTCCTAAAACAAAAGCTGTGTAATCTGAAGTTTCATTACGACTAGCAGATAAGTCAATTCCAACGGCCAGACTATCGAACTCAGTTACAACTTCTCCTTTAACTAAAAGATCTGGCGAAACAACCAAGTCTGAAGTCATAACTGGTTGTTGTTGATACTGGTAAGCAAACGCCACGGGGTCTAACTCTTTCTGCTCTAATAAATAAGTAGCGGACCACTGCTCGGGCCAGTAACTTACAGGATTTCCTTTGTCGTCATAGGTAACCGCTTCTTGGGTTACTTGTCGCCAACCTTTCTTAGGTACAAAAGTGGTTTTGTGAATATCTAAAGGATGGAATCTAGTTCCGAGACATATCGCTCGCCCTCCTTCAAAAATAATGGGAGCGATAACTGATGACCAGTTAGTCTGCATCTCCTCGCGGATTGTGGGGTTTTTAATGTCCGCACTACTTTTGATCGGGTCATCAATTATAACTAGATGAGCTCTTTTAGAAGTAATAGAACCACGCAGTCCTGCTGCACGAAGTGTAAATTCTTCGTCACCTAACCGAGGAATTCCGGCATACTCATAATCTATAGACCAACCAATATCCGATTGCATACCGGATTTCAAAAGGACTTTTGGAAAAATCCGTTTAAACTCCGCTGAGTCAATAATATTTTTTATAATCCTGCTTTTTGGAATAGCCGTGGCGATGTTGTACGAACAATAAATAATTTGAAATGGTCTCTTAGCTGTGGTGTGTGTTCCAATAATCCAAGCTGTAAACAAGTTCAACACAGTGCTTTTAGCTGATCCCCTGGGCGCCAAAATATCTGTATTAGCTCCTGCTATGTTTAATAGATACTTATTACTCTCACCCGTAATTAACTCACGATGCCACTCCAACATGTGTCTTGCTGGGGGTTTATCAAGTAACGTACAGAACACATGAAAATCCCCTGCCGCTTTTGCGTAAATAGAGTCTGCGGGAGAAATCGTTTGTTCTGCAGCACGTAGCGCTTTCAGTTGAGCGCCTCGTCGATATGCAAAAGTTTCTCGACTTGGCATTTCAATCTTCTCCGAATGCTGCTATGCTGACACTAACTAAATCCTAGTCGGGAAATGGCAAAAATTCTTTGGTACGGAGACGCTTGCTCTAATACCGGATTTGGACGAGTCACTCACAGTGTACTAGATCAATTAGTAAAAGACCATGAAGTTAGTGTAATAGGTATTAATTATAGCGGAGATCCGCACTCACATCCTTATAAAATATACCCCGCTGCAAACGTAAATTGCGGAGATCGTTTTGGTATCCCACGCATCCCCGAAATAATCGATAAGGAAAAACCCGATTTTTTCATCTGTCTGAACGACATTTGGGTGGTGAACAGTGTTTGGGAACGTTGTCAATTCTTAAAAGATTCTCATAAATTTAAATTTTTAAGTTATTTTCCAATCGACAGCGAAGATTATTTTCCCGAGATGTTTAGGCATCTCCCTCATTGGGATCTGGGGTTGACTTTTACTCTTCCGTGCGCTCGCCGTATTTCAAAGTATGTGCCAAACACAAGTCATCTAGGAGTTTTACCCCACGGAGTTGACACAGACAAATTTAAGCCGATGTCCAAGACAGAAGCCCGTAATCATCTAGGACTTCCCCAAGATAAATTTATAGTATTTAACGGTAATCGGAATCAGCCTAGAAAAAGAATTGATTTAACAATCAGCGCTTTTGCAGAATTTGCTAAAGATAAACCAGACACCATGTTGTACTTACACATGGGGGCCAAAGATTTGGGATGGGATGTTAAATCTTTGTTTAAGAGTGAAATGACAAAGCGTGGGTTAGACGACACAAAACGTTTAATCATGACTACGACTGAGATTAATTACACCGCCGCACCCGATGATTCTTTACTCAACATTATTTACAATGCGTGTGATGTTGGATTAAACACAGCTGATGGTGAGGGATGGGGTCTCGTCAGTTTCGAACACGGTAGTTGTCGAAAACCTCAAGTTGTTCCGAATCACACAGCTTGTGCCGACATTTGGCAAGGCTCGGGTTTATTAGCAGACATTGCGACTTGGGTAATAGATAAAGATCTAGGTGTACAACGAGGTCTTGTAGACACTAATTCTGTAGCGAATCTACTAACGGATCTTTATGCAGATTCAGATCTTTACGAACAAGTAGCCGACGCTTGTTACGAAGTGACGCAACGACCCGAATATCGTTGGGAATCTGTAGCCGCCGGATTCTCTCAAGCCATCAAAGAAATGAGCAACTGACATGAACCAAACAACACACCGTTTCAACCACGTCAACTCTGACGTTTTGTTTCCTCTCAAAGGTGTGCCCCAAAAAGGGGTGCCTTCTGTTTACAGACAAGCCGACGCGCTGGGAGGTACTTTTACACGAATCCTTCATGGATTGCCCCAATATTCTGTGGCTAACTTTAGCCCTTCTATTATTCAGCATAAAAACAAAACGCTAATAGCTTGGCGTTCACAACCCGAACCTTTTGGGTTTCGTTACGATATGAAATATTTTTATTTAAACGGTAGTCCTACAGAAGTTTACATTGGAGAATTGGTAGACGATACGACAATCTTAGGTGCCAAAAAACTGCGGTCAAAAAAACATAGGCTTAGTTACGAAGATCCTCGTTTATTTAAAGGAAATAACGATGACTTGTACGTACAATTTGTAGGGTCAACTTACGCAAGTAAGTACGATTCAAATAAAGAAAATTTGTTTCACCAACCAAAAATAGTTGTTTGTTATGTAAACGACCAATTCGAAGCTGTTGGCGCAACTATACCTCCGATTGGTAAAAACAGAGAAAAGGATCAGTGTGAAAAAAACTGGTGTTTTTATTGTGAGGACGACGAACTTCGCTGTCTCTACTCAACGCGCCCATTAGTAATCGAACGTGAGTGCGGTCCAAAAATTGAAATAGATAGCTCTGTGCTAACAAAGACCACTGGAGATTTACCTACATTTAACTCAACTGCACCCTTAAAACTGGCAGATAAATATCTAGTGTTTTACCATTGGAAACACTTACAAAATGACGATAACGGATCTTCATACTTGTTGTATCATCTAAGCGCTTATTTGATGGATATAAAAACTTCTAAAATTACACATAGCATCCCACGGCCTATTTTTAGTGGCTCGTTGCACGACGATTTGATTCGATGGACAGACGCCGTAGGTAATGCTGTGTCTAAACAACCTGCTCTAATTCTTCCTTTTGGGTGCTACCTGGAAGGAGATGACCTTGTTATGTCTGCAGGAGTAAACGATGCTTTTATGGGGATCTTTAGATGTCCTATAAATAATATACTGGGTCTACTAGAACCTGTTTAAGTCCGTTCTTCGCGCTCCATAGTAGACCAGACCAATAGGGAAGAATCTTCTAGAAGCGCCAAAATTGTTGGTTGGTCCTCAAACGTATTCACAAGTTCTCGTAAGCAGCGATCCGCTCCGGCAAGTAGTAGTCCGCGTCGATCTAGGCCATCCGTAATTGTACGAACCGCTTGAATGTGAGATCTTAACTCTTTTTGTAATGACGCAATCTTGGTCGCTGCTGTCGCAGGATCTAACATAGACTGCGTAGTCATGTCCCGAACACTTTTAATATCGTTCCTCAGTTCATCAATCTCTATCAAAAGAATTTTTCTAAGATCCTCTTTAGGGTATTTTTCTTGTACCCACGCGGTAATATCAGAAATACTGCCTGTGTAACTCGGGGTAAGGAATCTGGCATATAGATAAGCTTCAATATCGCTTGTCGCATTTTTAGCGTAATGTACAAAAGCATCCCGCTGTGATTTTTCCAGCGTGGCCAACCAACTACCTACAGTACTAGAAACCCCAATTGTAGATTGCATCAAGCAAACGCAGCTCTGCCACCCAAAGCCATACTTTGTCCCATACGCCTCAAGGCCATTTGACCCTCAATTGCTCCTCTTTGTTCTGCCAAGCGAAGTCTAGTTTTTTCTTGTGCTCCTGCAATATCTAAGTTTGTAGCAGCAATTTGACGAGCTAATAAGTTTTGACCGGCTAAAGCTTCCTCGCCGACTTTAGAAGCTGCGGTTACACCAGCAACTTCAGTGGCCAATTTAGATTGAGCTAACTGTTTCTTAGTTTCAACTCCTGCTTGAGCTAAACCTAAAGCTTCAGCAGCTTGTGACTGTACAGCTGTGTCGGCTTGTTTTTTAGCTTGTTCAAAAATACTTAGCTGATTTTGAGCTGCAGTCTGTGCTTCTAGTCCTAATGCACCTGCGGCTGCACCTTGTGCCACACCAGCTCCTTGTGCCGCAATAGTTAAGGGGACATTTCCCGCAGCCATTTGACCAGCATATAACGACAAATAATCAGCAGGAGAAGAAGTAGCGGAAGATTGTGCGGGTTTAGAACCTCCTCCAAAAATACTACCAAATAATTGACTAACACCATAAGAACCCGCTGCTCCAGCAGCTCCAGTTGCAAAGGAAGAAGCAAGTGCTCCAAGAGTAAATGGTTCTGCCATGATTAAGACGCCTTCACGGTAATTGATTGGAAAGGAGCAGCCCCAGCTTTAGTGGCGGCATTCAACGCTTCCATTACACTTACATTAGGTGTAGCAGCTAGATAAGCTGTTTGCGCCATAGCCATAGCTAGCGTAGCGTCACGGTTATATTGCGCTGTGGTTATATCTCTCCACGCTTTTACATTTTCCTGCTCAACCCGTCCGGCATTTACTATTGCTTGTTTACGAAGGTAGTTTTCAGTCGTTTCTTCTCCTAGAGTTCGTTGAGCTTCAAGGTTTTGCCTTATAATTTCCGCACGATAAGCTGGGTCTGATTGTTTCTTTAATTCAGCAAATAAATCTTGAATACCTTTATCTCTTCCCGCTCTTTCTAGCTCGCCACGATCTTGCTGTTTAGCTGGGGCAGTTGTTTCACCAACGGTAGGAGTCTTAGGTTCCTTGGCGTACGTTGGATTAATCTCAGTTGAAGCTTGTGTCGGAGGCGCTGCTCGTTGTCCTTCGCGATCTATATCTTCGGGTGCAACCACACCTTGACGTATTTTTTCAGCCAACGCTCCTAGACCGGCACCACCCACAGCGGTTGCACCGTAGAGAGCTGCAGGATTCTTTATGAGATTTTGAAGAGCAGGGGAAAAACCAGCAAGACGAATACTCATCAGACGACCCTCGCAAGTTCAGCTAATACAGGACTACTAGAAAAATTCGGAACTGAAGAAATATTTTTAATCACAGAGTCTAGAAGAGCCTGAGCAGTATCATATCCTGACTTTACACGTTCTTGTTGGATTCTACCTAAAGCCTCGCTC